TGCCCTTGGGACAATATTCAAGGAGATATCATTGATTGGAAATAATGTTTGGCTTTTCATAAAAAATATGTTATATTAATAGTATGGATGAAAAAAATAAATTTCAATCAAGTAAAAAATTAACTAAAGCTGATGGTACTATCGCTTATGTTTGGGAAGGTAAATTACATAACTTAGAAGGACCAGCATTAATTCCTGAAGGTGATAATCGTAGACGTGAATATCATCTTCATGGTATTCAATATACAGAAGATGGTTGGAAAGAAGCAAGACGTAATCGTGAAGGTCTTCCATGGTATAAAACATCAGCCGGTCAAGCAGGCCAAAATAGAAACTAATATGAGAATAGGACTTACAGGAACCCAAAGCGTTGGGAAAACTACATTGGTAAATGCTTTAATGGCTTTACCTGAATTTGAAGGGTATAATTTTGCTACTGAACGTTCTAAGTATTTACGTGATTTAGGTATTCCATTAAATACTGATTCTACGTTAAAAGGTCAATTTGTATTTTTAGCTGAACGTTGTGCTGAATTAATGAGTGAAAATATTATTACTGATCGTACTATAATCGATGTAATGGCATTTACTAAAGCAGCTAAGTCAATTGAGTATCATGATGCTGAAGCATTTTGTGATGCTGCTTGTAAATTATTGGGGGAATATGATTATGTATTTTATGTATCTCCTGAAGGTGTAGAAATTGAAGATAATGGTGTTAGAACTACTGATGCAGATTATAGAAAAAATATTGATGAAATAATTAAGTTATTATTATATAGAAGTAATCATAAAATTAAAAACCTAATTGAATTGTCAGGTACTACTGAAGAACGTATTGTAAAGATGCGTGAAACAATTTTTAGATAATATTTATGGGTATGAAATTATCTGAATTAAAGAAACAAATCAAAGATAACATATACGAAATCTTATCTGAAGCTGATTTAGACCCAACAGCAGGTTCTGTAGTAGTATCAAAAACAACAAGCCCTGCTGACATCAAAAAATTAACTGCTCAAAATATTGATGTGCAGTTAAAAGAAGAAGAAGAAGATAGAGAACCTACTAAAGCAGAATTAGCTAAAGAAAAAGTAAAAACTGTTTCTAAATTCAAAGTTGATAATGACCAATTCCAAGATTTTAAAACTAAATTATCTACATTAGTTAAAAAAATTAAGGCAATGGAAAAAGGAGCAGAAAAAGATAAAAAGATGGCTGCCCTAAAACAATTTATTAAGAAACCAGAATTAGTAAAAGCGTTTAAAGAAAGAGACGTTAAAATTGATACTGGTGATTTAATTGGATAATATGAAAAAAATAATTAGTCATATAATTACATCGGGAATCACTATGCTAGGTTGTTGGTTTGCTTTTTCATTAAAGGGACCCAATCTAGATAAAGAGTTAACTGCTCTTCATAAACAAAATGATTCATTAGCGTTAGTTATGGCTAATACTAAAATTGAAAGAGCTAAATTAGACTCAATATCTAATAATCTAAAATCTCAAGTAACTGAAGACAAAAAACAATTAACAACATTAAATAAAAAAGCTAATGACTACAAAAAGAAATATAATGAAGAACTTCGTCACATTGATAGTATGTCTAATAATGACGTCGCAAGTTCATTCGCAGACGCTTTCGAATGATTCGACTTGCTGTGTACCATGTAAGTCTTTAAAAAAAGCACTGGTAATTAAAGTGGAAAGAGATTATTTAAAAAATCAAATTGGTGTTACTCGTGATTCTATTTTTATATTAGATAGTATTGTACATAAACAAGATTTGATCATTGTTAATAGAGAAGCTAAAATTACTGAGTGTGAAAAAAGCGAAGCAGCTTGTGAGCAATTAGTTAAAAATAAAGACAAAGAAGTTGGGTTATATAAAGGAGCTTATGATACAGCTATACGTCAAAGAAATGTAGGTTATACTTTTGGATTTCTAGGTATTATTCTAGTAGTCCTATCAAATATTTTATGAGTGAACCAAATTTAAAAGAAATAATAAGACAGGAATATATAAAGTGTGTAGCTGATCCAGCCCACTTTATGAAAAAGTACTGTAACATTCAACATCCACAAAGAGGTCGAGTAATATTCAACCTCTATCCTTTTCAGGATAAAGTATTAAACCTATGGAAAGAACATCCATACTCAGTTGTATTAAAATCCCGTCAATTAGGTATTTCAACATTAGCCGCTGGTTATTCTTTATGGTTAATGTTATTTCATAAAGATAAAAACATACTTTGTATTGCAACTAAGCAGGAAACAGCTAAAAACATGGTAACGAAAGTTAAATTCATGTTTGATAACTTACCTTCTTGGTTAAAAATACCATTCGAAGAACACAATAAATTAACATTAAGATTAAATAACGGCTCACAAATTAAAGCAACCTCAGCATCAAGTGATGCAGGTAGATCAGAAGCCGTTTCTTTATTGATTATAGATGAGGCTGCGTTTATTGAACAAATTAGTGAGATTTGGGCTTCAGCACAACAAACCTTAGCAACAGGTGGTGGTGCAATAGTATTATCTACTCCTTATGGTACTGGAAACTGGTTTCATAAAACTTGGGTTTCAGCAGAAAATGGCGAAAATGACTTTTTACCTATTAAATTACCTTGGTACGTACATCCTGAAAGAACAGAAGAATGGAGAAAACGTCAAGATGAATTATTAGGTGATCCAAGACAAGCAGCACAAGAGTGTGACTGTGATTTTAGTACATCCGGAGATATAGTGTTCCATAATGAGTGGTTAGATTTCATTAAAGAAACATCACTTCAAGAACCAATTGAAAGAAGAGGAGCTGACCAAAACTTATGGGTATGGGAACCTGCAGACTATTCACGTGAATACATGGTAGTAGCAGACGTAGCTAGAGGTGATGGTAAGGATTTCTCAACTTTTCATGTAATGGATATTGCTACAAATACACAAGTAGCAGAATATAAAGGACAAATGCCACCTAAAGAATTTGGATATTTTTTAGTAGGTGTTGCCACAGAATATAATCAAGCATTATTAGTAGTAGAAAATGCTTCTATTGGTTGGGCAGCTATCGAATCTGTACTTGAAAGAGGATATAGGAATATCTATTATTCACCTAAGAGTGATAATTTAACAGTTGATTCGTATTTTCACAAGTACGAAAACAGCGATAATGTTACACCTGGTTTTACAATTTCACTAAGAACACGTCCTCTAATTGTTAATAAATTTAGAGAATATGTAGGTGATAGATCAGTAACTATTCGTTCAAAAAGATTATTAGAAGAAATGAAAGTTTTTATATGGAAAAATGGCAGACCAGAAGCACAAACAGGTTATAATGATGACTTGGTAATGCCTTTTGGTATTGCAATGTACCTAAGAGATACATCATTAAAATTCCAACAACAATCACATGACTTAACAAGAGCTACGTTAAGTCATTTCTCAAAAGGCACCACTGGATTTTCAGGAGGATATGGAGGTAATAATACTCCAAATCCATACTCAATAGAAACAAGTGGTGGGAATGAGGATATTAAATGGCTTTTATAATATTTATTAACATAATTCTATGGCAGATACTAAATTATTTACACGTTTACAACGATTATTTTCTACAGATGTAATCATCAGAAATCAGGGAGGAAATGATCTAAAAGTTTTAGACGTAGATAGCATCCAAAGATCAGGAGATATAGCTACAAACACCCTTTTAGACAGATACAATCGTTTATACTCACCAGCAGCTTCATCTCTGTATGGTCAACAAGTTAACATTAACTATCAGTATCTAAGAACGTTTATATACTCGGATTATGATATTATGGACAACGATGCGATTATTGCATCTGCTCTTGATATTATAGCAGAAGAATCAACATTGAGAAATGAAATGGGAGAAATTCTTCAAATTAGATCTAATGATGAAGATATTCAACAGATTCTATATAATTTATTTTATGATGTATTAAACGTTGAATTTAATTTGTGGTCTTGGATTCGTCAAATGTGTAAGTATGGTGATTTATTCTTAAGATTAGAAATTGCTGAAAAATATGGTGTTTATAATGTAGTTCCTATTACTGCTTATCATATTGAACGTCAAGAAAGTTACGATAAAGATCATCCTAATGCTATAAGATTCAAATTCTCACCAGAGGGTGTTTATGGAGGTAGTTCAGGTTATTACGCGACAC